CCCCCCCGCCGGTAGTTCTCCACACCACACAAAAGAGCACCTGCGGTGAGTGCCGCCCGTAGCGATTGGGTTATGAGCCGTCGCTGCGGTGATGCTCTTGTGTGTTGTGTAAAAAGAGGGCGGTACCAGCCAGAACATTATCATCTGCCTCATAAGTGGAAGATGCTGATACCGCCCTAAGACTTCACACAGCTATCGCGTTCCTGCGATGGGGTTGTGACACCGGGGCGCTAACCCGCTTACTTCCCGCCGCTCTGTTTTGGTATTGGCCGCCAGTATTACGGCCCAGTCGATTTACGGGTCTTTGCGTCGACCGGCGCTGCAGTACGCTCGTACACGTCACAACGGGGTGAATCATCCCCCCAGGGTTTCACTCCCCTGATAAGGTTCTCCTCGCTTAACTCCACTCGGGCCGCTTCGCGTTGCGGCTTGTGTGGCTACCCGCCCCCACCAGTCGCGATGCTGGACCAGAGGAAAGAATGATTCACTCCGTTGTGTGCCGTCTCTTCCGGCTGTCATCCGGGTTGAACTCGCCCGGAACGAGATTTAAGGGTTATAGCCCCTTACGGCATTCACGCCCTGTCACGTGTGTCGCGTATGCCACGCCAGCACCTAACGAGTTTTAACGACCTTTGCCGTTTGCATCATCTTGTCGCCGCTGTTATCGGTGCGGATCCGCCACTTTCCAGGACATTTATAAGGACCGTCTCCAAGTGGTAACTCTTCCAGTCCCGCTAAGTACCTGATGGGATACTTAGCGTGAGTGGCAGATCTCCTCGTCTCTTCCGAGGGGTCACACCGTATCGCCACGATGGTGAGTCGTTGTCGTGCTTCCGCAATGACTTGCACATTCCGGCTACCCGTTGGATTAGGGATACTCTCAAGGAATCCCCGGACCGCTGCGTCGGATGTGCCATACGACGTACTGCGAAACTTTTACGATTCACCCGCCCCGGTTCGGCAGCGCTACCTTGCCGGGGCAGATGCAAAGGGCAGTTACGTTGCCAGTCGGCTTATTGGTCTGAACCTTTCATCCGCAGATGATCGGCTTCGCGGGGTTTGCTCACCGCCCCAAGTTCTGTCCGCTATTCTTTAGCGCTAAACCTGAGAGAAACGCCTTCAAGACTGTCGGCTTTCGCCATGTTCGGTTCACTTCGCGAATCATCCCCATCTTCATACGCCTGGGGCGGCTACTTCGTGGGCGTCCTGCCTGTTCGCTGTTGATGAACTCAAGATAAACATAAATTGCGAGTAACGCAACTTTAATTTGCATAACTCGCAATAAGAGGTGCAAAAAAAAGGCCACTCACAGTGACCCTTTTTTAGTTTTGTTTCAGGCGTGCCGTTTGAAATTCTGCGATTGGCTTATCAAAACCTTGCCATAAACGTAAAAGCGATGCTCGTTTTCTTTGTTGATTGCCCATTCTCTGTATTTAGGGTTGTCAGATATAACCAGGAGTTGATCAGGAATCATTTGAAGTCTTTTAACGTATATATTCCCATCAAAACCAAAGACATAAATACCATCGCCATCGAATTCATGAACGTGAACATCAACAAAGATCAAGTCTCCTGGCTCAATTGTTGAAGCCATGCTGTCACCACGAACATTAATAACTTTCACACCATCTGATGTTCTGCCACCAAACAGAGACGAAGCCTTATCATTTCCATATTCAATTGCGTGAATAACATCAATTACATCGCTACCCTGCAAAAGGCCTGAACCTGCGCTTGCGCTCACATCAAGTACCTCGACTCTGAACACGTCCTTTCCCTCTACAGTAATCAAATCATTATCACTGTTTTTATATACAGTATTCTGATTTTCATCCGACGTAAAGAGGTCAGAAACACTAATGTTCAAGGCTTGAGCTAAGCGCATAAGTGTTTGTTCACTAAATTGCTTTTGTTTTCCCGTTTCTAGTCTGGAGATATTGGCAGCATCTACTCCGACTGCGTCAGCCAACTCAGCAATTGTCATTTTCTTCGCATTGCGAAGATTTCTAACGCGGTTTCCTATTTTCATGCGCCTATTACATGTTGATCTTGCGCGTCATGCAAAGCAACTTGCGCATTATATTAACTTGCAATAACATGCGTAATACGCAAATTAAGGGGGTTTTATGCAATCACCATTACGAAAGTTGCGTAAGTCGCACGGTTTCACTCTTTCACATGTTGCTTTTGGAGTTCAGATAGACCCCGCAACTCTGAGCCGCATTGAACGATGTGAGCAAGTTCCTTCTGTGGAGCTGGCCGAAAGACTTGCTAACTATTACCACGGCGAAATTAGCGAACTTCATATTCTTTATCCAAGTCGTTATCAAACGGCTGAAAACGATTCAGATAACGATGTTTACCTTAGCGCCAAACATAAGCCGCAGTAACTACCAAAGGAAAAACAAGATGGTAGAGCAAAAACGCAGTTTAAAAGACGTAGTCAGGGCGATGTGTAAGGCGATGCATGGCGGTCGTGAAGCAATGGCTGGTGCACTGGGCATGACTCTGACTCAGTTCAACAACAACCTCTACGAGAAGAATGGCTGTCGTTTCTTCGAAGCCAGCGAGCTGGAAGCGATGGAAGACATCAGCAACACGTCTCTCCTGGCGGATTACTTCGCCAAACGTCGCGGCGCATTGCTGGTGGATATTCCCCAGTTTGCAGACCTGGATCGCGTTGACCTGTTTACCCGAGCAATGCGCACATCTGCAGCTCGTGGACATGTAGATCAGATTATCGAAAAGGCTTTAGAGGACGGGGTAATTGAGCAGCATGAAGCTGATGAAATTCATGAATATCACCGCCGCCACATGGCCGCGCGTGAGGAAGAGATTGCCGCGATTATCGCGTTATTTGGCCGCAAAAAGAAGTGACGCCCGCGAGTGTGCAGCTCCGGGCGTCGTGGCGTGTCGTAATCAGTGGAGAACTAACGCATGAACAGTTTAAACCGATTCAGGCCAGCTAAGCAATTTCATTGCCTGCCGCTGGTGGGGCGTAACGCTCCGTTCGGCTATGAGGAAATAGTACGTGGTGCTGATGGTGTCCACAACTACCAGCCTGCTGGCGCATTGGTAGGGGCGTTTACTGAGATGAACGAGAAGGGGCGTGAAGCGTGGAAGAAATTGACCGTCGCTACCATGATCACCGTGGCATCGAAGTTCACGTTACAGGTTGGGACCGGGAAAAACGGCAGGTCATATTCCGGCGTTCTGGCTATCCGCACGAATGCATGCAGCCACTTGAGCAATTCAGGAAGAAATTCAAGCGGGTGGACTGATGAGCACTAAATTAACCAGTTACGTTTGGGACGGCTGCGCATCGTCTGGCATGAAACTCTCCAGTGTGGCGATTATGGCGCGCCTGGCTGATTTCAGCAGTGACGAGGGCGTTTGCTGGCCGTCCATTGCAACAATCGCGCGCCAGATTGGGGCAGGGGAAAGCACTGTCAGAACAGCCATATCAGCGCTGGAAAAAGAGGGATGGCTGACACGCAAATCCCGTCGCCAGGGCAACCGCAATGCATCCAATGTTTACACCCTGAATGTTCAGAAACTGCGCGCTGCGGCTTTTGCTCACCTGCCAGATTCTGACACATCAAATCCTGACGCATCAAAATCTGACGCGTCGAAATCTGATGCATCAGAATCTGACCCGTCAAAATTTGAGGCGTCGGAATTCAGCAAAAAAGGCGGTTTTGACCCGTCAGAATCTGGCGGGGATCCGTCAGTAAATACAACTACTGATCCATCAGATAAAAAACCTCTTTGTCCGGTTGCTGCGCAACCCGACGAGCAGTCCGATCCTGCCGCTCAGGTTCTTGAGCATTTCAATCGGGTAACTAACTCGTCATACGGCAGGGGCGGTCGTACCAAAACTACCCTCGGTTACATCCGTGGTCGTCTGGCCGACAACTACAGCGCCGAAGACCTCATGCTGGTGGTTGATTACCTCACGGCTAAGTGGACCGACGACTCGAAGATGAGTGACTACCTGCGCCCCAGTACGCTCTTTGGTCCAGAAAACTGCGTCGAGTATTTCGAGAAGGCCAGCAAATGGCACGCCAGCGGCAGGCCTAAATGCGTCAAGGGTCGATGGGTCAAAGACGACGCGGCATTCAAGTCAACCCACAGCCAGGTTGATTACTCACTCCCTGATAACTCGGGGTTCCGCACATGAGAACTTACTCACTGATTTACGCTGATCCTCCGTGGAGCTACGGCAACAATGCCAGCAATGGCGCGGCTAAGGACCATTACGACACGATGAGCTTGGCAGAACTTAAACGTCTGCCTGTATGGGCGCTGACCGAAGAAAGCGCGGTATTGGCAATGTGGTACACCGGGACGCACAACCGTGAGGCTATCGAGCTTGCAGAAGCCTGGGGCTTTACCGTTCGGACGATGAAGGGATTCACCTGGGTAAAACTGAATGCCCTGGCAGAGCAGCACATCAACAAGGCGCTGGACGCTGGTGACGTCCAGGACTTCTACGACTTCCTCGACCTGCTGAATGGTCAGACCCGGATGAATGGCGGCAATCACACACGCGCCAACACGGAGGACTTGCTGATCGCCACACGTGGACGGGGCTTGGAACGTCGCGACGCCGGAGTTAAGCAGGTCATCTACAGCCCATTGGGTGAGCATAGCGAGAAACCAGCCGAAGCGCGTCACCGCCTTGAACGGCTTTATGGCGACGTGCCGCGTATTGAGTTGTTCAGCCGCCGCGCTGTTCCTGGCTGGGACCACTGGGGCAATCAGGCAATTATGCCAGCAGTTCAACTGCTGCCAGGTACGGTGATGGGTATTGACTGGGCGAAGGGGGCAGAGGCATGAGATTAATTCTTCCGTTCCCACCGAGCGTAAACACCTACTGGCGCGCCCCGAACAAAGGGCCGCTGAAAGGCAGGCATATGATCAGTGAAGCGGGTAGGCGTTTCCAGAGTGACGCTTGTGCCGCAATCATTGAGCAACTTCGCCGCTTACCAAAGCCATCAAGTTCTTTGTGTGCTGTGGAAATCCTGCTTTATCCGCCGGACAACCGACGCCGGGACATCGACAACTACACCAAAGGGTTGTTTGATGCGCTGACTCATGCCGGGGTGTGGGAAGACGACAGCCAGGTGAAAAAGATGCTGGTGGAGTGGGGGCCGGTAGTACCGAAAGGGAAAGTTGAAATCACGATATCCCTATATTCAGGGGTGGATGCATGAACAGTAGCAGCTTGCAGTATTCGAAATTTAGCAGTAGTGTCAAAAACGAAGCGAAGAAGGAGTGCAGTCCACTTCGCAATACAACCTGTGGAGAACTATATGAGTCAATTACTCGTAATTGACGGCGTTTCCGTACGCCGTGATCTTGATGGTCGTTACTGCCTGAATGATTTACACCGTGCTGCCGGGTCACTGGATAAGCACAAGCCAGCATTCTGGCTTCGCAATGAGCAGACAGGCGAGTTAATAAGCGAGTTGCAAATTAGCAACTCGGATAGTACTGAGCCGGTTAGCGTAATTCGTGGTGGTAATAGCCAGGGTACTTACGTTTGTAAGGAGCTGGTCTATTCCTACGCCATGTGGATCAGTGCCGCTTTTAACCTCAAGGTAATCCGCACGTTCGATTCCTATCAAACCGCTAATGCAGCACATCTTAAATCCGATCAGGTACAGGCAGGCGTCATTCTGCTTGAGTCTGCGGCGAAGACGCTGAACCTCTCCAATTCTTCCAAACTCGGCGCATACCAGAAGCTGCAACAGGTCGCTGGTCTGCCTGACCTGATGCCCAAATACGCCATTGATGCACCAGCCGGTGCGCCAGATGGCTCCAGCCGCCTAACGTTTTCCCTTAGCGCTTTACTTAAGCAGTGCGGTATCCGCATGACGGCAAGCCAGGCTTATCACCAGTTGGCAAGGCTTGGGATTGTTGAACAGAGAGAGCGTCAAAGCCGTACTGGCGTTAACGGCGTTAAGCGCTTCTGGTCGGTGACATCAAAGGGCTGCATGTACGGCAAAAACATCACCAGCCCAGCTAATCCGCGGGAGACTCAGCCGCACTTCTTCGAAGCAAAATTCACTGAACTGGCTCGCATGCTGGATAACGCAAGGTAAGGGCAATCACGATGAGGACAACTCCCCCACATCTACAGCCTGTGCTTTCAAGAATAAAGCGCTTTGTCGAGAAAATGCCAGAAGGCACAACACTGACCCAGCTTTCTCAAAAGGTATACGCCTACAACCAGTTGCAGAAGAAAGACAAAGAGCTTCTGGTAGAGATTATCCGTGAAAACGGGATGTTGCTCGTTGTAGGTGATGGCAGGACAACTACTTTCCATCATCCACGCTTTGGACATCAGGCAGTGACAAACGCGGTCGAAGAAGAAACGGTAACGGAGAATACAGTGATTAAGAAAACGGTAACGCCGGAAGATTTACGCAAACAGGCTGAGGAATTGATCCGTGCAGCGGAAGAGGCGGAGAAAAAGGCAGGTGATCGGGCTGAAATTAAAAAACAACTCGATCCCCTTAAACTGGAAATCCTGCAATCCTATGGGATGGCCAGCCGCAAATTTGATGAATTTGTTGATGCTATGGCTGATATGGGAAAAGCCGTGCAGAAGCTGAAACAGCTTTCGCTTTAAGGAGTCGGGCTTGAGAGCACTCCTTAAACCCGTAATTATCCCTGAACTGGGGCTGGTGGCATTTCGCCCCGGCTCTCAATTGCTGCCTCATTTTCACAGGGGCCGCATGCTGATCGAGAATGAGCCTGAACGTCTCGCTGATTTGCCCAGTGGTGAAATCCCACCAGCAGATCAGCCGCTGGCAGAAGACCCTGCGTTAATTTCAGTATTCACTAACGAGGCGGTGTTACGTCGTGCTGGTGGCCTTTCAGGTCTGGAGGACTGGTTACTTCGTGAAAACTCCTGTCAGTGGCCGCATGAATCCTGGCACGCTGAAAACATTACGACCATGCGCCACACACCCGGCGTGATTCGGTTGTGCTGGCACTGTGACAACCAACTACGCGATCAGCACACCAGCGCACTGGAAGCCATTGCCTTGGCGAACTGTGCCGCTTACATCCTCACAGCGGTTCGCCGTGAACTGGGGTTCGATGACACCCATTCACTGACACTGCCCGAGCTTTGCTGGTGGCTGGCACGCAATGGCCTGGCTGATGCAATACCGGAAACTGCAGCGCGTCAGCTCCTGCGACTGCCTAAACCCGTTATTCAGTCAGTAACCAGAGAGTCCGACATTGTGCCAACGCGCGGACCCTCTGAGATTGTGCAGGAAACGGCAAAGAAAATACTGGCGCTTCGCATCGACCCGGAGACGCCGGAATCATTCATGCTGCGCCCAAAGCGTCGCCGCTGGGAAAACCCCACATACACCCGCTGGGTTAAAGCACAACGATGTTCCTGCTGTAACAACCCGGCAGACGACCCACACCACGTTATTGGACATGGACAAGGAGGGATGGGAACCAAAGCCCATGATTTATTCGTGTTGCCGCTGTGCAGAGCACATCACGACGAACTTCATCGGGACCCTGTGGCTTTCGAAGCCAAATATGGCAGTCAGTTAACGCTGCTGTTTCGTTTTTTAGACCACGCCCTGGCTATAGGCGTGCTGGCGTAAATCTGTGGAGAGATTTGATGCGTGATATTCAAAAAGTGTTAGAGCTGTGGGGGGCATGGGCCGCGAGTGACTCATGCAATATAGACTTCTCTCCCATTGCAGCAGGTTTTAAAGGGCTAGTACCCCATACAAACAAAACACGAATCATGTGTTCAGATAATGATGGGCTTATTATCGAAGGCTGTCTGGCGCGCTTGATGAAACGTAAGCCTTACGATTACCACCTACTGGTTGGGCATTATGTCTACATGGTTTCAAAACGACAGATGGCGAAAATACGTAAGAAGAGCGAAAAGCAGATACGCATTGAGATGCAGCTTGCTGAGGGATTCATTGAAGGATGCTTATCAATGCTAGATGTAAATCTTGATATTGATGCGCTGTTTGAAATAGTTTCTGTTTGATATTTTTGAGGCAAGGCAAGGCAAGGCAAGAAAATAAGGCCTTGTCTTGCTGAGTGTTCAATAACTGATAGCTGTGGGGTATATTCCTAAAAAATCAATATTGTATCCAGTCGCAGCGTGTTTGACGTGTTCGAGATATATTTTTTCATCCGTAGGTATTACAAGGTATTCCTGTTCGTCGTCATTACTTTTTCTACTTGTGTTTATTTTTGTA